TCTCTTTCCATTAACTATGAGAACTAGAGTTAGAACTATATCGAATACGCCTGTGGCAATAGTGCCATTGACGTATAATCGATATGACCTCGGAGTCCATGTCACAGGACCGACTCCTTACTCCGCTGGCGCGCAATCCGTTATCCCGTACGAGAAGTATGAAGTCATTTCTGACGACATATCTCCTGGCCGTGGAATTAAGACCGTTGAGCACTTAAAAATAGAGCGATCTGTTGTCCTAGATAGTTTTACTAGCTATGGCAACTTCGCTCTTAATAATCAGTACTCTGGTCAGGGTGCGTCGCTTAATCAGTGGGTGCTTGAATCAGGCTCGGGTTTACATTTCCCAGCCCTTTCAGGCAACTATTGGAAGGTCACGCCGAATGCCTCATTGGACGCTCTAGTGCGCGATACTGTTGATGCTTTCTATAGTCTTAATAAGGTTGATAACCTTCTTAATATTGTGGAAGCGCCTCAACTCGTTCAGAGCTTAGCTTCTATGCTAGGTACTGTACGTCGCGTGCGCAGTTATATACTCAAGTATGGTCTCCTAAAAGGATACCAAGGCTTGAGGAATAACTGGTCTTCCTATACCATCAAGCGAAAGCTTGGGGTATTTGGTCGACGTGGGCGTGATGCATCAAGTCTGTACTTGATGTATTCATTCGGAATAGCTCCGCTCCTGTCAGATATGCGCAAAATCCAGCGCGAACTTAAGACCCTTCGGTCTAAAATCGCTGCTGAACTACGCAAACAGTCTGGTAGGTTAGTATCCGTTCACAGAGCTTGCCAGTATACGTTTTCGTATATCGACGGCTCTGGGAATAAGGTAGGTTACTTCGATGATAGCACTCATTCTCTGAGGTACACGGGTGCTTTAGACGATGAGAAGTCTCGTCGAGTTTGCACGGTCAGGGGTTACCAGACACCTAGGTACGAGACCGCTGCCTTTCGGCAGTTGGATTACGTACTTAGTCGGTTTGGAGTAACTGGTCCTGCGTCATTAGCCTGGGAATTAATTCCCTGGTCTTTTGTCGTGGACTGGTTTGTTGACCTGAGACATATAACTAATCTTCTGGATAACCTTTTAACGGGTTCTCCTAAGAAGATTATAGATGTTTGTTTATCTGATAAAATCAGATTCACAGACACCGCTGTCCTTCATAGTGGGTATAACCCCTCTACGCAGGATAATGTCATGGGCCGGATAGTTACTACAACATACACCAG